TCTAGTATGTTTTCCTGATAAACTCGCATAATTCTGTAGTTGCAAATTGTCGATAAGCCATTGCCGATCGCCATTGTATAAAGCCATTGTAGCTCTAAGATCGGAGCCACTTTGCTTTGTAATACTGTAGAACGATGGAACGGATTGACTGGTTACCCCAAGACTGCCGTCGGTCATTTGAGTATCGATAGTAGTCTTGTATGTGTCAAGTCCATCAAGCTTAGATTGTACCTCAGTTATAGCACTCGCTCCATAGGTGTCTTCGTAGGTTGTGAGAGTGCTTTCAATTAGAGTGTAATAGTCGCGTGTGAGATTGAGGTATTTCACGATGCGATCGCGATCGTTGTTTGTCCATGTTTGTGTCATAAAGGTTTCCTTGATGGCAAATAAGTAGATGGGGAATATCGAACCATGTAACCAGTAAAGCAAGGATAACGATCTGACATCTTATAGGGTTCTGAATGCTTCAAAATCAAGGATAACGATCTGACATCTTATAGGGTTCTGAATGCTTCAAAATCTCAATACATTCTTTTGTGATTAATTGATGATTGATTGATTTGTTGATACTCATGATTCCGACTCCGATTCCTCTTCATCATCATCCTCGCTATCGTCCTCTTCTTCCTCGTCGTCATTCTCAGTCTCTACGACTTGACTCTGATTAGTATTAGCAGTAGCCATCTCTACAGGCGGCGCGATCGCCACAATCTTCTGATCCTTTGGTAAGAAATTAATCCTATGCAAAATCTCTGTAGCTGCTTCTTCTGTTAATCCTTTATTAATTACCTCGAAGATAGTGCGAATCAAGTTCACATCAGCAGGGGCAAGAATAAAGCTCAAATCTACGTCAATTGTACCGTGATCCTCAGTTACGTCTTCACCTTCCCACATTGCCCAATGACAAAAAACCTGCTGTGAGCATGACTCTTTGTTAACCTCATACTCTTGTAACCCTGCTTCGTTTTGCCCTGCTTTGATGCTAACTTCGGTAGCAGATTGTTGAACAAAAGACTCACCTAAGAAGTTGAAAACAGTCTGCTTAATCAATGCCTCTAATCTATCTAGCGCTTGAATCATAGGCGCAACACTATTGGCATCAGCTTGCAAGTAGTAAACCTTAGCAGCCCCGATCTGGGTTAACACTGTCTCAATGACAGCAGCGCCGCCTGTAGACAAAGGTCCGAGTTTCTCTGGAATAAAATCGATATGCTCACGTACAGCAGTAGGATTCATCTTACGAACTGTCGCAAGCCAATCACTACACACTTGGTAATGAACATGATTCTTTTGCTGCAAATCAAGTAAGGGCGGTATTGTATCCCAAGGGTTAGCACTGGTTACTGAGTACAGGACAAAGGGGATTTGACTCAATGGCTTACCATTAGTGTCTAGCAATGGCTTAGGCGATTCTACCTGTACATATTCCTTTTCGCCTTTGTCGTTAGTTTCAATGCAAGTTACCGATCGCATCACAGCATAATAAATACGATCTTTTTCTTGCACTTTGATTAGCTCGTATTCCCAGCAATAATTTTTCATTTTTTGCTTATAACGAGTTTCGCTAATCACCTCACTGCGATCAATCGTGACGTGCTTAAGCAGTACAGAGCCGTCATTGGTGTATTCGTAATCCTTGATATCAATATCTAATCTAGGAATTAGCACTGAATAGGGGCGCAAATCTAATTGTTGTTCAACTGCACGATTAGGGATTTCGCCGAAATTAGGATAAAGGGTAAGCACCCCTACAAAGCCATCTCTAACAGCCATGCGATCGGCTTCGAGAAAGAA